CAAAATTAACTGATCCTATTTCGGATATAATTAGTTTACCCGGTAAATTTGTACCTATTGAACCAACACCAATATTTGACTATCCATTACCAACTCCACCTAGACAAATTATTACACCTGTTGAACCAACTCCTGTATTTGAAACTCCTATAAGTGTATTACCAATATTAACTGATCCTATTTCGGATATAATTAGTTTACCCGGTAAATTTGTACCTATTGAACCAACACCAATATTTGACTATCCATTACCAACTCCTCCTAGACAAATAATTACACCTGTTGAACCTATATATCAAGAACCAATTATGGTTCCTGTTCCACCTGCTTCAATTTGGGATGAACCTATATATCAACCAGAACCTATTTATAGGAAACCTGCTCCAATATACAGGGAACCAAGTCCTATTTACAATGAACCAATATATCAACCGGAACCTATTTATAGGGAACCTGCTCCAATATACAGGGAACCAAGTCCAATTATAGATTTTCCAATATTTCAACCTGAACCTTCTCCTATATATGATGTTTTTGAAAAAACTATAATTCCGGATGCACCAATAGTAAAAGATGATTTTTTTGATACAGGTTATGTACCTATTGAAAATGCTCCTGGTGGTAGTGGTAGTGGAAGTTATTATATACCTGAATTAATTGGTAGCGGTGGTGGTATATGGTCTTTTTTACAAGACCAAGTTTGGTTAGGTAATTTAAATTCGTTTCAAGCACAAAGCTATGAATCATTTGATACGATAAAGGCAGATACAAGTGAATTTGCATAAAATATAAAATATGAAAAAAGAAACATTAATATTATTGGGAATTATTGGATTAAGTTATTATCTATATTATAGAAATAAAAAAACTATGCCACAAAATACAACTGCACCTGCTTTAAATCCTGCTATTCCTGTAAACAATACAGGAGTTCCTACAAATCAGCCATTAAATCAAATTAATCAAGCAAATGATTTAGATTACAGGGCATATTTTTCACTTTCAGGATATAAAAAATTAGGTAACGTACCAAACACTATTTAAAATGAATAATTTAAAAATAACTGCATTAAAATACGAAATAGATTTTTATACCGTTGATGTAAGTCAATATGTAGGTGGCGAAGCATATAATGGATTAACTTTTATTAATTATGGTTCAACTACCGTTAAAATTGAAAATATTGTTTTACAACAAAATCAACAATTTGAAATTGGTGGTAATGTTGGAGAAGTTACATCACAAAGATTTTTTGTTAATTTTGGTAGTTCTACAACAGGAAACAACGTAGTAGTTGTAAGAAAAAGATACTTAAATGTTGAATAACATAAAATAATTAAAATGAGTTTAAAAGTTGATTATAATGTATTAAACCAACGGGACACTCCTGCAATGTTTGCTGATTCTTTTTCTAATAGACCAGCATTTGGATTTGCAGGTAGATTATTTATATCGGTTGATACTAGAGAAATATATAGAGATTTTGGTAATCGTTGGGAATTAATTGCAGATGCAGGTGGTGGAAGTGGAACTACTTTACAAGCTGTATGTACAAATGGAAATACAACAACTACTGATATTACAATTGTAAGTTCAGGTAGATTATTCTTACAAGCATTATCAAATGGTGGAGTATTATTTCCTAATGGTGGAAGTGGTCAAGTAAGCCAAGACAATACAAACTTTTTTTGGGATAATACGAATAAAAGATTAGGTATTAATACTAATACTCCAGGTGTAGCTTTTGATGTACATAGTGCAGATAACGTAATTCAACAATTAAATGCAACAAGTACAAATAATAGTTTATTATCTTTTTTAAATCAAGGTACCGGTAAATGGAGAATTGGTAATTTTTATAATTCAGCAAATAATGATTTTTACATTTTTGATGTATTTAGTGGTACACCAAGATTTTATATTACAAATACAGGATATACTATTTTACCTACAAATGTAATTATTGGATCAAGTAATAGATCAAGTGCATATGGATTAGATAGTTATGTAAGTGCCAATTTTCAAAGTACATTAAGAGTACAGGGTGCAAGTACTTTTTTAAGTCCAATTACAGGTAATTCATTTGTAAAAAGTGGTGGTACTTCTGCTGAAATATTAGCAGCAGATGGATCAGTAATAACGGCAGGAACAAATATAACCATTAGCGGTGGTACAATTTCATCAAGCGGTGGTGGTGGTTCAATATCTTTAGCTGCTATTGGTTCAACACCTAATGCAAATGCTGCTACTTTAACAGGTTCAGTATTAAATTTAGAACCAGCTTCGGCTTCTTTTGGTGGTGTGGTTACAACAGGCACACAAACATTTGCAGGAGCAAAAACATTTAGTGGAATAGTTACAGGTGCATCTTTTATTCCAACAAGTAGTACAATACCTACAAATGGAATATATTTAAGTGCTGCTAATACTTTAAACTTTGCAACTAATACTACTAATAGATTAACCATTGATGCTTCTGGCAATTTAGGACTTAACACTACAACAATTGGTAGCCGTGTGCAAATTAACGGCAATGCAGCCATAGGATATTCAGCGAGTACGGCAGCTTCAACAAATGGTTTAGCGGTTAGTGGCAGCGTTGGAATTGGTATTGTAACTCCAAGTCAAAAATTACACGTTGATTCTACAACCGGTGATGGTATTTATATATCATCATTTCAAACTACAACAGGTGCTATTAATACGGGATCATCTTTATATTTTGCATTTAATGATGGAGCAGGTGCAAGAGATTCTGGAAATATAAAAGTATTAAAAGAAAATGGTACAAGTGGTAATTATGCATCTTATATGGCTTTTTCTACAAGAGCAAACGGCGGTTCTATTACGGAGCAAATGCGTATTTCTTCAGCAGGTGTTATTACAATGACAAATTTAGCCGGTACCGGTAGTAGAACGGTATTAGCAGATGCAAGTGGTAATTTATCTGCACCTGTTTCGGATATATCAGTAAAAGAAAATGTTAAATCTATTGGATATGGTTTAAACGAAATTTGTAAAATGAATCCTGTTTGGTTTGATTATATTGATGAATATAAAAATTATGGAGATGGAAGGCAGAATGGTAATATAGCGCAAGAAATGGCAGAAATAATACCGGAAGCGGTATTTACAACACCATCAACGGGTAAAATGGGTATTGATTACGATCAATTACACGCAGTATATATTAAAGCAATACAAGAATTAAACGATAAATTAGTAAGAAATAATATTAATTAAAATGAAAATACAACCTATTACAACCTGGTTTAATGGTGTAGAACAAACTGCATCAAACTTTACATTAAGAAGCATTGCAGATAATTTTGAAACAAATGCAGTTCTTTATTACGAATTACAAAAGGAAATTGTAAGCGAAATTGATCAATCAATAAGTTATGAAAATCTTATAACTGCAACATTAGATATTGCCGGTCAAGATTATTTAGATTGGTCATCAAATCCGGATGCTAATACGTGGATTTATAATTGGGCGGCAACACAATTGAATCTTACATTAATATAAAACAAATATGGAAAAGCAAAAAGCATTAGAAATTATTAAAGCATTAATTGATGAATCAATTAAAAAAGGTGTTATGGTTAATATTGATACCGCAGTCCAGGTAGCAGAAGCCTTTAACACAATTGCTAAACAATTATTAGATGTAGCAAATGAGCAATAATCATTTAGATCATACAAGTATTTCAGGCGCAATTATAAGTGTAGGAACTTACATATTAAGCATAAATCAAATTAATATGATTGCCGGTACTATGTTTATGTTATTAAGTGGTATTGCATCAGTTACAACTATTATCTATAATATTAAAAAAATAAAAAATGAGAAAAAATTTTAAAACTACAATTTTTGGTTTATTATCAGCAGTTGGTGGTTTTTTTGCTACAAATAGCACAGGAAAACTACAAGGTGCAGGTCAAATCGTTGCAACTTTAAGTACCTTTTTATTGGGTGCATACGCACAGGATTCAAAATAAAAAACAATGACAAAAAACGAAAAAGTCGTTTTAGGGTTGTTGGGAACGGCATTAATTATATATATGTTAAGAAAAAAAATCGCAACTGCATTAAATAAAACACCTTTTGGAGCTATTAGTGATAAAATATTTAATACTATAAGTTCATTTGAGGGGTTTTATCAGGTTCCGTATTTTGATTTTACAGGATATTCGGTAGGTTATGGTTCCCAATACAATTGGGATGCTAAAAGACCTGTTATTAAAACGGATATTGTTGATAAAGCTACTGCAAAACAATGGTTGATCAATGATGCAATGGAGGATTACCAGGTAGTTCAATCTATTGTAAAGGTTCCTGTAACTGATAATCAATTAATTGCTTTAAGTTCATTAAGCTATAATATAGGAATTGGTGCATTTAGAAATAGTACTTTGCTTAAATTACTAAATGCAGGTGCATATAAAGATGCCGTAGCTAATGAATTTGATCGTTGGGTATTTGCAGGTGGTCAAAAGTCCGAAGGTTTAAAAAAGCGCAGACAGGCTGAAAAGCAACTTTTTTTAAGTTAGATTGTTTTTTCATAATAGGTAGGTTTTATTGGTGTACGAGCCGGGTTTCTACCCGGCTTTATTTATTTACATACAACCTTTTATAGTATTCATTTGTTTCCTTATAATATAAATTACAATAATGGGCTTCGATTTTTTCTAAAAAGCGCATAAAACTGCCCAAATTTGAGATATTTCGGTATTTCCTTACTGATGTATCATTTTCAAAGAAAACAATGGCAGTATAGAGGATTTTAGCCATTTTAGAGGTATTTAGGGTTAATTATAAAAAATTTAGTTCCTAGATAGTCCAGGCTTTTTATTTTACGAGTAACTAATAATAAACTTAATGCTCTCAAAATTGTAATTCTTTTATATTTAGTGATCTCTAAAAGGTCATTTAAAGATACTCCTTTACGTTCTTGAATAATAAAATAAATTTTTTGTGTGTAATTCATAATTGTATATATTTGTAGTGAAAAAAGTTGCCGGTTTCGGTATTGAATGTTAGTAAATATGTTCAATTGGTCGCCCCTAAAAAGGCGACCTTCTTTTTTTTATTGAGTTAAATAATCAATATGACATTTAGCTGAAATCAATGTTTTGTGATATGAATTATCAATACCACAAACAAATTGACCGCCAATTTCATAGATGTAATAACCTAAATAATAAATCTTTTTCATATTTATTTGTTTATAAGTTTATAAAATAAATTTTTTGATAATTCCCAAATAACAATAGTAATGATAATTTTCATTTTAATCTTATTTTAAATTGTTTTATAATGTGTTCAAAAATTACCCATAGCATTACAATAGATGCAAAAATAACTGCACATAAAAATCTAAAGGATAATTCAATAGCAAATATTAGTTTTTTCATAAAGGTTAAAAAAGTTAACGAGTTTTATATTTATTATTGTGGTCTTTCACAACGTAGGCACTATTGATCCATAGCTTCATTAATTGCTTTGCATACGTATTAGATTCCGCAGTTCGTTCCTTAATTTCATCCACTATTTCACTATACAACATAGGTATAGTTACTATTTGTTTACATAATCTTTGTGATTCCATAGCATTAAGATCCGATGCTTTATTACCTTTCTTTTTTACTGATTCATTTGTTACCTGTTCAAATTTACCATTAAAATTCATTAATGTAACAGGTTCAAAATCGGCATCCGATCTCATAAACCTGGACTGCATAACAAAAGTATTATTTTCCTTATCTTTTTTAACTTCTAATGTAGATTGCGCAAATCTATCGGAATGGGAACCAATTACCCCTGTTGTGTGATCATTTGATTTATTAAAGTGTAATACTGAAATAATTAATAGATCATATATTTTAGTTATTTTTTTTAACCATTTAGTTAACATTGAGGATTCAGTTTCGTCATTATAATTGACAATAAGATCAAGCAATCCATCTAAAACTAATACCGAGCAATCCGGATTTAATTCTAAATACCTTTCTACCATTTTTCTAATGGTTCCTGTACCATCCTCTCTAACTTGATAACTATCAAAGTTTTGTGGTAAAGTTGTCAGTTCAGCAAAATTTAAAATAGATTTTATTCTTTTATAGTAATCATAATCGGATGATTCAGTGTCAAACAGGCAAAGCCTTTGTCTTTGTTCCGGCAGATTTATTTTCATTGTGAAAATATCATACGGAACAAAGGCAGAGGCAATACAAGAATTTAAAAAACTTGATTTACCTGCTTTTGGTAATCCACCAAAAATTACATAGGCTTGAGTTGATCCTACTGATTTACTCCCAATTCGTAAAATAACATTTTCTTTATCGGGTATGTGGTCAGTTTTATATTTTCGCAGTTGCAGTAATTGGT